TTGAGTGAGTTGTTCGTTGCCTCCTTGTTGAAGTAGAGACGATGTCGTTTGTGGTGCGCTCATTTGTGGTACACCACCACCACTTTGTTGAGTTGCTTGTTGTGAATTGAACTTTGTTGCTTTAAGTTTTGCTATTTGAGCGACACCAAATGCACCTGCGAGACCTGCTTGAATGAAAGGGTAAGCAGGAACGACAGCAGTAATCGGTGAATCTTGCGCAGTCTTGAACGCGTTTTGTACACCCTCGATTGTTGCCATAATAGTCGACGCAATCTTCATCGCTTTAGAGAAGTTAAATGCTCTCTTTTGTGACTCTTCGTCTTTACGTGCAAAAGTCTCAGCGAGTTCTGCGCTTACATCAAAGAACCCTTGAGCAAAGTCAATCAACTTATCATAGTGCGCTTTTACTAGAAGCGCGTATTTTTCTTGCTCTGTGTATTCTCTGCGATAGCGTTGTACACTCAACGTAGTCTTTTGCGCTTCTTTGAACTCGTGGTCAAAGATTTCTCTGTTAATACCTTTTTGAACATTCTTCAAATCTTTCTCGCGCAATTCTTGACGCTTGTAGTTGTATATGTTCTCAAGTACGAGAAGTGCTTCTTGATTGTCTGCGTATTGCTTACGTGAGTTTGCGTACCATTGTTGAAGACCTAGTATCTCTTTGTTTGCTTCGTCTGCTTGAAGCATTCTCAACTCTTGATTCAACGTACGAACTGCATCTCGACGCTCTTTTGCTCTGTCACTTGCTTCTTTTGCTCTGTCTGCGTTGTACTTCTTCTCGTCTTCTGCAAGAATAGCAAGAGCGTTCTTTGAGTCTAGTATGATTTTGCCCCATTCTTTCTCCTTATTCTTGCCGTAGTTTCTACGTGCTTGAGCAAGTTCGTTGTCTAGTTTCTCACGTTGCTTCGTAAACGCACCAACTTCGTCACCACGTGCTTTCAAGAGTGCAATTTCTCTGTCTAGTTGCTCGTTGTTTTTTTCAGTTGCTTTGTTGTACTTCTCAAGAGCGCGTTCACTTGCGCTTGTGATGCCTACAAAGTCTGTGAATTTCTGTACAAGACCACCAATAAAAGTAGCAAACGTAGACAAGCCGGGAAGTAAGCCCATCACTGCGCTTTTAAGTTTGTCAAAGTTTGCAATAATCAGAGTCAACGCAATTCCAATGACACCAAACGCAAGAGTCGACATACGACCTAGAGATTGAAACGCTTGAATCACACCACCTTTGATGTTCTTCGCTATCGCTGTAAATTGTTGTTGTACTTTGCCTAGACCTTCGAGTCCGTCAGCAAGTGCCATCGCGCCTTGAAGTTTGACCATCGTCTTTTGCAAGTCTTCGCTCTCGCTACCGAATAGAGCCATTGCACCTTGAGCGGCTTGAAAACCACGAGCGACACCTTGTACGATTGTTTGTACTTGAGCGAACTTGTCGGGATTGACAGCCGAGACTCGGTCATTGAAGTCTTCCATTCTGTCGCGCAGTTTTGCAAGTTTCTTCTCTGCTTCGACTGCTTCAGGCGAAAACTCGCCAAAAGTTCGAACTGCTTCTTGTGCTTCTATCGTCGCTTGACGAATCTCGCCTTTGAATCCTTTGAGATTCGATTTGACTTCTAGTTCTACGGTTGATTTTATTGCCATTAGTGTCCTTCTCCTATGATGTAAAATTGTGAGCCATCAGTTGTGATGACGTCGTATGAATGATGAGTTGTTTGAGTGTGTGAATCACTTCCGTCAATTTGTGCGCTTGTCGCTGTGTTAATTGTAACTTGATGACCACTCAAAGGTTTCTTGATTATCCACGTCTTACCACTCAATCCTGTCGGGTCAGGTAGAGTGATAGTGACATTGCCACCACTTGTGTCAACAAGAATCAACCAATCGTCTTTCGTGACGTTGTAGTTTGTTGTCTCTGTGCGTACTGCACCACCACTCAAGAAAGATGGGTACATTTCGTAGTTGCCTACGTACAACGTGTCAGGCTTTGTCACTGCAAAGTCATTGCAGACGATAGCAGTCGAGTTGTTTGCGCCTTCTAGAAACGATGTATTCACGCTAGAGAACGCACTTGAGTTGTCGTTGTTTGACGATTGTACAATACCTTCACCGACGAAGACACCTGAGCCACCATTTGTAGTGCCTACTGACACGCCCTTGATGCCGGACTTGATTGGTATGTTGCCACCGGGATAGATGTCACCATAAGTCTCGCCTTGTTGACCTTGCCCTGTACCTGCACCGATTGTCTTTTGAGTTACACTAGCAGGTTGTATGAACTGCGCAAGTAAGAACTCGCACAAGTACACAGAGTCACCATTCGGGTCGTAGTCTTCAATCTTATTTAATCGCCAATACTGACCTTCAAAGAAGTAAGCGTCTGAGAACGACAAGTTCAAATAGTCTTTCGTAGTGATGCGAAAGTACGCTCTTAAAATCTTCGAGTTCTTTGACGTGATTTCAGTCAAGAAGCGATAGTAGTATGTATTGACAAGATTCGCGTTTGTGTATTTGTAACCTGCGCCTAGACCTATCTCACGAGGCATACCAAAATTGATGTCAAACGTAGGGTTTGAAATAGAGTCAAGATGCGTAGTGACAGGAATTGAGAAACGATTTGAACGATTCAAGCCTACACCTGCGTATTGTGCGTACAACATCCAATTCACACCACTGACTAGACCTGAGTAGTACATCACTCGTAAGTCACCATCTTGAGCGTTTGGTACATACGACAACACAAAGTTCTTTTGTGAGTTGTAAGAGCGTATTTGTGTAGGTGAAAAAACGATTTCAATGTTCTTCTCTTCTTTGACGAACTGATTCTCGACTTGATATGTGCGAGAGCCGTATGTTGTTTGATACGCTTCTTGATACAAGACGTTTGCTTCGTCTTTGCCTTCTTTGTACGAGAACTTGTATGGGTTTGCTTCGAGTTCACCCATCGGCACAATCTCGACGCTTTGAGAGTAGTCAAGTTTTTTCGTCCAATCTAGTTGAGAGCCATTGTAAAACTCGTCTCTTGGTACGATTCTCAATTCTTTGGGATTGTCTCTATCTGCTTCAATATACAAATTGAACATCTTGACAAACGACAGCAACAAGTCGCTTTGTTTTACTTCGCTATTCAAGAAGACTGAGAAGTCTACCGTCTCACCATAGCCGTAAGTGAACGCAGTCAAGTTGTTCTCAAGATACGAGCCTATTCCTATCGTCAAAGAGAATTGACTATTTGTCAAGTTGTAACTATTCGCGTTGTCGTAGACTTGAACGAGTTTGATTTCTACGATGTCACCATTCAATAACGTGCTAGGCGAGAAGTACAAATTTATCGAAAACGCAGGTGAGCCAAAGTCTACCGTAATAGTCGCAGTTGTACGCTTTACTCCGTTAACATACAGACCAAAGACTAGCCAAATGTCTTCTTGATATACAGGAATATATCCGGTTGAGTTGTAGTTGATTTCAAGCGCAGTCTCAAAAACATAGTTACCGCCTACGGGTGCGACATATTGACCTGTCGTTGTGTTGTAGTTGTTGCCGTTGTCGTAGTTACCTGCTGTTGAATCGTTTTGAAAGATAAGCGTAGACGACAAGTCTAGTGATTGCGCTGTCGTGATTCTAGATGCTTTGAAACGTCTCGCTTCGAGTATCGCTGAGTCGATAGTCAACGACGATGGCGGAGGCAACACAAGTCTCTTGAATCTATCGCTATTGAAGAACGAGTCGTTTGTGTAAGTGTACGACGCATTCGAGAACATCTTGTCTACGATAGTCTTTGCGTACAAGCAAGGCGTGAACTCGTTAGTCTCCCAAAGCGTGATGTTTCGTGGATGACCTTTGTCTATCATTGCGTACATATAGCCATCACCATATGAGAACGCTTGAGTAGAGCCGTTCTTGTAGATTTGAGTTGCCCACGAATTAATGACGTTGCCACTAGAAAGCGTGTGATTGTACTCGCTGAAATCTAGTGCGTTCAATTTGCGCTCACTTAGAGTCGTAAACAAGTCAGCAGTTTGACCGTGAAGTGTAACTTCATAGACAATGTGCGTTGAGTCGTCAACTTTGATAGACAATAGACGCAAGAAGCCTCTCAGTTGCTCGATGCCGTCACTATACAAGATGACATTTGCTTTGAGATTAGGGTTGTAGTCAGGCGTGAACTGCACACTCGAAGAGATGTTTTGCTCTACTTCGAACAAGTGTGAGAAAATTATGTTGTTATTCTTTGAGCCGGGAAGTGTGATTGTCTTTGACCACTCACTAGAACGCGATTGTGGCTCTCTTATGTCTGCAATAGAGCGCGTGATGAGCGTCGAGATGTTGTTGTATGTGTCTAGTTTGCGATTGACCCAAGAACCACCTAGAGCGATTTCTTTGTTTATACGACAATCTTCACCTTCTTCAACTGCGTCAACAACACGACTCTCGTAATTTGCTTCAATCACTTCAAGCAACGAAGCAGGAATCGATACATAAATCTCTATCATTGTCTTTGTCTCTTACTATCGAACGAATATACGATGTCTAGTTCTAGATTGAAGACTTTGTCTTGTACGTGCTTCTTGACTTCATAGTTCGCAGTCTCAATGTTCACCGCTACGAGTGTAGTACCATCGTACGCAAACACGACAGGCGAGTCAATCAAGTCTTTGAGCCATTCGCTTTGTGCTTCTGTAATCCAATTCGAGAACATCTTCACACGATGACTCGTGATTGTGTCGTACGTTCTAGAGTTGAAAGATGACGTTTGATAAGCGTATGTTGCACCTAGCGTGTAAGGGTTTGCTTTGTACGTCTTGCGTTGTGTGTCAAATGTGTCACGACGAACTAGATTAAATCTGTAAGAATCAAAGCCACCTAGAGAGTTTAAGAAGAACAAGTCAGTCGTCTCGTACTTTGTACACTCGTCAATCAAACTGACGCGATAAGTCTCGCTTAATGTTGTAGCACCATTCTTGAGAACGATGTCGTAGTATGTAGCACCGCTAGGAATTGTCAACTGAGAACCGCTAGGAATGCGCACAATCGTTGCGCTAGGTAGCGTCAACGTCTGAGTCGATGCGTTTGAGTATGTGATGACTGCGCTTGTCGCTGTGTTGCGTATAGCGTAGAGAAAGTCTTTTTGTGTGCGATGAATAATCTTTGAGCGAATAGGTGTCAAGAACTTGCCATCGCCATCCATTGTGTATTGACCATTGTAGTTGACTAAGTCAATCGCGTTGAGTGATGCGTTCCACACGTTACCCGTTGCGCTTGTCAAGTTTGTATACTCTGTGATACTACCTGTCGCGCTAGTTGAGTACTCGTAGCCAAACTCTACTTTGTAAGACATCGCGCTATTTGTGCAACCACTAGCGAGCGTGTCGTTGACGTTGAAGTCGTATGTGACGTAGTTCTCTAGAATGCGAGAGATGTTGAAGACACCTTTGTTTGTAGAGCCGTAGTAGATAGGTGCTTTGAGTTTTGCAAGAGAAGTCGTGTTTTGCTTTACTTCACAAATGAACTTGAAATTGTCTTTTGTGTAGATTGCACCGCTAGACTCTGTGATTACGAAGTTCGTATCATTGTACGCGGGTGCGTTTGCGTTTGGTTGTTGTGTGATTGAGAGTGCCACTTCTTAAAATAGCGAAGCAACACTCTCGTCTCAAATCAACTTGTAGGTTGAGAGTAATTGCACATTATATTAGTTAATCGCACTCAATTTCGCACAAATTGCACAATATATTGTGTATCTCTAAGTTAAAAACTTGATGAGATTTTTCAACTTTAACGTTGATTTTTTGTGACATTATCACAATTATTCAACTTTAACGTGTGATATAGTACGCAAAAGCATATAGTTTTGTACGTTTTATGACAACTTATATGTTTAAGAATATACTATAAATCGACACTATTCTCAAAAAGTGTCAAAATATAGTAACAAATTTCTACTAGTATTTGTTACAACATCTCATTGAGAACAGCGATAACGTAGGGTTGAAATCCTTTGTTTGCGCTTTGCTCTAGTCGTTTGTTGCGCTCTTGCGTCTGTGCTTTGTAATAAGCGATTGCGTTGAAGAACTCAATCAATGACATCTCAAGAAAGAACTCCCATTTTGTTCTGTCACGATTTGCCATCTTGTCGATGAGTTCTAGCCACGAGAAAGGACTTACCTCTACTTGCTCAAGTTGCTCATCTCCTGCTTCAAATAATCGAGGGTAGCGGTCAACAACTGCGGATAGAGTGCCAAGAAAAAAGATGCGTAAGCGTAAGCAAAAGAACAACTCAACGTCTTGAAGTCTTCGCATCGTGACTCAAAGTTCTGAGCGACTTGACCTTTGTTGATTTGAACGCGACGACCAAAGATGTCGACTTCGTACGATAGCATCGCTAGAATCTTGTGTAAGTTCTCAATGATGTCGTCTGCTTTGATTTGCTGTAACTCAATAAAGTGGTGAGCGTTCATCTCTTGTGCGTTCGTGATAAGACGATAGCGTTTGTTGTAGTGCTTAAAAGCGAACAAAGGTTTGTCGTCAGGTAGTTCGTTCAAGAAAGATAACTTCTCTACTTCTTTGAGTATCTGCTCAAGAGACATCTCTTCTACTTCGTCTATGTCGAGACGCTTGACGATAGCGATTTGATGTACTCGTCTTTCTACGCCTTCAAAGTGATTGATTGAAGCGAGTTCTTGTAGTTGTTCGATTGTTATGTTTTTCCAATTCATTGCGTTTCAATTTGTAACGTGTTAAGCAAAATAAAAAAGTCCCGGTTTGTTCTTCGACTTGCAATCTAGAGCAAGAGCGAGTGAGCAAACGCAGTCGTCGTGTAGTCCGCTAGGTGCTGAGTATCTTACACCTGTTCTCGTGTACTCGTATTCAAAAGATTCCATCTCGTAACCTATTGGCTCTTCGGGAAAGCGTATCTCCGTGCGTTGTACCGCAAGAACTAGACCCTCGATGAGTTGTTGCTTAGATTGAGATGTAAACTTAAAGCCTTGAGCGCGAGAACACGCTCTTTGAATTTGCTCTACTATCGGGTCGCCTACACCTGTTGAGTCGATAAAAGCGGGTGTGTTTTGTACTAGTTGTATGATTCGTTGTTGAGTTTGCCCCCAATCTGCTTGAAAGCGTTCGCAATATGATACGCAATTATTCGCATCGATACCAATGATGACCGTATAGTCAGTGTATTTCGCTAAGTCAATACCATAAGCAACGACTTGACTGCTTGTCACAGGTTGATAACACGCTCGAATAGCATCAATACCAAAAGGATTTGATTTGTCGTCAGCAGGTTCTGCAAGATACAACTCATCGAACACGTGTTTTGGTAAGTCTCTCTTTGCTTGTTCTACTTCTTCGCGTTGCAAGATACCCTCATTGACTGCGTCGTACGCTGTAATCTTGAAATACTCGTAGTCGTGTTCGCCTTGCTTTGCTCGTTCGCCTAGTTTGTAGAACCAATTCTTTTTGCCTTTGACGTTACCTATTAACTTGCATTTGCCTTGCGTTGCTGTGAGTGTAGAACGTAGAGCGAACCACGACTCTTCTCTTGCTCGTGATGCTTCGTCAAAGACACAAGCGTACACGTCGTCACCATACAAGTTGTCGGGCTTCTCTGCGCTCTTGAACTCTATTCTTGCACCTGTCGGCAAAGTCAACAATAACTTCGACTCGTTTGTCAAGAAGAAGTTCTTGTCTGTGACTTGCGTCTTCATACGACGATACGCGATTTCTGCTTGTTGGTATACAGGTGCAACCCACCACACGCTTTGACCATCGCGCAACTTGAGTGCTTGTTCAAAGAGCCATATGATGTGTGATGCAGTCTTGCCTGTTTTAGTACTCGCCGCTGTGATTGTGTATCTTGCTTTTGAGTCAAGGATGTTCTTTTGATAAGAAGTCAATCTAGGGCGAACGTACTCTATTTGCATACGCTTTCGTAGAATTTAAGACGTGCGATGTTCCACAATTTAATGTCGTGAAACTTCTTGCAATACTGCGCGTTGCTAGTACCTAAGTGAGAAGCGTTTGTGAGTGCTTGTTTTATTGAGTCATACCACTCGTCGTTCTTTGAGAAGATTACACCACCATTGTCGATGTGATTCAAGTATGGTTCACACGCGCTTACTACGATAGGCAAATCGTACGCACTCGCTTCGAGAATCTTCAACTCGCTCTTGCAAGAATTAAACTTTGTCGTTTGTAGAGGTGCGATTGCTACGTCAAAGTGTTTGTAGACTTCACCGTAAGCGTTTGCGCTAGTGCCTCGAACGACGTGAAACCAATCGCCTTTGAACATTGAGCAGATAGAATCCCATATGTCGCTAGGTGTGTAACCGCACAAGTAGAAGTCAATCAAGCCTTCATTGCCTAGACGAGTGATAGCATCGACGATGAGTTTCAAGTCTTCGTGATGTGTGATGCCACCGACCCAACCTACTTTGAATTTCTCGTTGTCTAGACGTGAGTGTCGCCATTGCTCGTGTTCGTAGTCTAAGCAGTTAGGCAATACGATTGCATTCTTGTTGTATTGCTTGACTTGGTCAAGTAGTTGCTTCGTCGTGCAAGTGACACCGTCTGCGTAGTGTAGAGCGTCTTTGATTGCGTTCTTGATGCCTTGACGATACGCCCAATAAGCGGGATTGAATTTAGGCAATACCCAATAGTCGTCAACGTCTACGATGTATGGTGTTTTTGCTTGAGCGATTCGCTTCAGCACATCGTATTGGTATTTGCCCAACCATCGTGAGAAAACAACAAGGTCATATTTGGAGAAGTCAACCGTCATCCATTGCTCTTGTGATTGGCAAATATCTATTGTCGCTTGTCCGTCCAACTGCAAACGAAGATGCGGTGTATAGATGCGGTGATAAACCACACCATTCATTCCGTCAGTTAATATCAATAAGTTCATTTAGTATTTTTTCAAAGGTGTAGTTCTTGTTGTAATCATAAGCGACTCCTCCCATCGGAATCACATTCGGGCAATGATGATAGGACTCAAGCATTCGGTTCACTTTCATTTGCTCTGCAAGTGCAAAGGTTGATGACTGATTCCCAATTACCAACTTCACGGAGTTAATGACTTGTGCCAACGCCAAAGCATCTCTCACCTTCAGGTGTTCACAATTTAACTGAAAGCGTGTGCAGAATGCGTGATACTCGTCTTCATATCCAAAGAAGATGCACTTGTGATTCTTGAGAGATTTGTAGTTGATGTCATTGTTCCGATAGCGTGTGCTAAAGTTCAAAAGGATTGTGTCCTTCATCTCTTCAATCGGTTCAGGTGCAATCACACAAGGTTGAGTCAAGTCACAAGTCAATTCGGGATAGACAAAGAAGTGACTTCTTCTTAAATCCCCAGCACTCAAGTTGAGTTCGTGCCTTCGGAATTTATCAAAGTCATAGACGATGTCAGGGTGAGCGTTCATCTGCACACTTTGAATGTAAGGTTGGAACTCAATTAATGGTTTGATGTAAGCATAAGAGATTGGGTTCATACAATACCCACCACCCGGATGATTCTGTGTTGAGTTCTGCTCACGGAATCCGATGTGAAAATCAATCTTCTCTCCGTGCAACTCGGATGCTCTCTTTGTTGCGGAAAGAGAATAGATTAAATCACCGATATGTCCTGACTGAATTACTCTCATTCGTTCGGTGGTATAGGGATAGGCATCCAATAGCGTACGTGAATCAAACGATTCGTGTATTCGTCAATCCACATATCGTCCATATAACGAGCGAGAGTGACTTCGTCTGTTTGATTGATGACGAGTTTTAAGTCTTCGTCGTGCGGTGGTAGTACATCGCTACCTCTCCAACTTTTTTTCATTAGAACGGTAATCCTTCAGTTTTCTTTGGTTGTGGTACACTCACAGCGTGAGTCGCTCTTGATTTCTCGTGAGGTGCTTTCATCTTCTTGCAGTTGATTCGTACGTCACCGTATTGATTGACGATTAGTTCACCGCTTTCGATAGCGTCATTCAGTTTCTTGATGTTGATTGAGAGATTGATTCCGTACTCATTCTCCCATCCATTGCCGATGTAAGTTGTCATTAGTCTAGTTTGAGTGTGATTTTGATTGGTTCTTCTGTTTTAATTGTCGTCTCTACTTCTTCTTTTGGTTTGCCGTGTACTCGAGTCAACAAAGTCTCAAGCGAGAAGAGAGAGTTCTTGTCGTGTGATTTAAGCAACGCACCTGCTACGATGCGCTCTAGAATAGTATAGTCGTTGCTCTTGTCTATCGCTGTGAGTTCTTCGCGTGACATAGCGACTAGATTCATCAATGTTTGATTGATGTCGTCTTTTGAATAGCCTAGACCTTTGAGTTGAGTGACTAGTTTCTTTGGTCTTCCGTTCGGGTTCGTTACTACACCTTTTTGAAATGGTTGTAGATTTGCGAGTTGTTTTTCTGTTGGCATCTTTTTCTTTATTTGCTCTTTATTTTTGACACTTGCTCAAAGCGATTCGATGCTTCTCTTTAAGAAAGTCTTTGTATTGTTTTTGGTCACCAAATTTCGTGTGACATTCTCGACACAACGCTTGAAGATTTGTGATGACATCTTTGATTGATGAGCCACCCATACCACGTGCTTCGATGTGATGTATGTCAACGGCTGTGCGTTCACAAACTTCGCAAGGTATGTAGTCGCTTATGTCGTAGCCAAAGTGATTCAAGTATGTCATCGTGTGTTTCTTCATCTCATTTCAAGATTGTCTTCGTTTAGAATGCGATGTAGTTCGTCTCTTGCTTCTTCAAACGCGTTGATTGCTTCTGCGTGAGCGTCATCACTAGCGTACTTGACTTTTGCTCTGAGATATTGGTCGAGTTGCCACATAGCGTGTGACCACTTCCAACCATTGATAGCGTCTTCAAATTGCTCTTGTTCTTGTGTCAAGTCAAACTCAAGTGTTGCTTTCATACATTTTCTTTGCGTAAGAGAATCCTGCGTTATATGCTTCTTGAAGATGTATCTTCTCGTCGACTAGTAGTCGCTCTTGCTCTGCTGTGTGAGGCATTGCTTGTGGGTACATTGCTCGAAGATAATCAAATAGTTTTTCTATCGGTGTTTGCATTGTCTACTTTGTTTATTGTTGCTCATTGTTCTTCTTTCTCCTACGTTTTGGTTGCTCATCGTCTGCGATAGTCGCTCTCTCTATTGCTTGTTGTTTCTCTCTCCATTCTGCTTGTTCTTTGATTGAGTTTAGTTTCTGCTGACAGAAAATCAATAGCGAGAAGTAACTCTCTACAAAGCAAGTTGAGCAAGATGGCATTGAGCGACCATACAAAGATTGATAGACGCTTCTTAAACGATGCGCTTCTTCAGGATTTAATGACAAGACTTGTGTCTTTTTGTACGTGTTGTATTTGGGTTCAAGTGATACAACAAACTCGATGTCTTCAAAGTTCATATTTTTGTCTCTAGTAGTGCTACAATGATAGTCGAAATTGACGCATAAAGAACGCCTGTCAATCCATAGTGATAAGTAAAATAACCTAAGCCAATCCAAAACGACATACAAAATGCGCAGTCAAAAGGCTTTAATCGTCGCCAATTAAAAGGGTTCGGACCATACAAAAAGGTCTTGATAATGTCAGCAGGTTTGCCAAAGTTTACGAGTATGATGCTGAATGAAGCGATACCCAAGATTTCTAGATGTGTCATAAGTAATTTTCTTTGATGTAAAGTTGTGCTAGTATTTGTGACTTTGTAGAGTGAGCGTTGAGTTCTGTCTCGTAGCCGTCGACAAACGCTTTCTTCAAGAGTTCTTCTTCTTGTTCGATGAGTCCTTCAAATTGCTTGTGAAGTCTTTTGACTTCTTGCGCTCTAAAAGTGTCACCTGCTTCTTCGTGTAGTTTCGCGAGATTTGTCATAAATCTATCGACGAATTTCATTGGGGTTTGTTTTTTCATATTGTTCTTGTACTAGTTGTTTCATAAGTTTTACGACGCGAAGTATTTCACGTACGCTGATTCCTGTCTTGCGATGTAGTGAACGCGCTGAATTGCCATCGAGCCACATCTTGAAGAGTTCACGCTCGTACCAATGAGAACTCTCAATGATGAAGTCGTACGCTCGTATCTTGCTTCTCTCTTGCTCATAGTCTTCTTCTTGTACTAGATGGTCTTTGTCGTCACTTGATAGATTACACTCATACACGTCAACGCTGTCGTAGATACGATTCTGTTGAAATGGGTGACGATTGCCATTGATTGCTGTGTGTAGTACTTTGATTGCCCACCATTGTAAGTATCCGTCGTTGTGTAGTTTCTCAACATATGCGTCATCTTTTTCAAGTAGTAGTAGAAAAAAGTATTGATAGAGTTCTCTTGCTAGTTCTTTGTTCTTTGAGATGCGAAGACAAGTATCGAAGACCCACTTTTGAGTTGTTAGATTTTCGATGATTTGCGACTTCTTCAACACTACAAAAATAGAAAGATTATTTGTAATTACAAATTATTTTTTCTCAATCGTTACAAAATAGCCGTCTTTCTCATATCGCTTCTTCGTGCGCAACACATCGCTCTCTTCTTTCAAAATGTGTATCGACGATTGTAGACTCTTCGTTGCAATAAGAATCCAATAGTCCGTGAGCCTGTTGATAGGTCTTGGCGAAGTTTCTGTCATATTCAATCAAGTCTTGTGTTTGCCGTACGCTGTGAATGATAGTCGAATGGTCACGATTAATGATTCTACCTATCGACTCAAGTGACATTCTCAATGTACGTCTACAAATGTAGTTAAAAGTATGTCGAGCGTAGAGTATGTGTTGCGTTCTGTTCTTTGAGTAGATGTCGTCAGGTGTGATGTTGTAGATTTGACAAACTGCTCTCATAACGTCTGCCCATTTTGCGCTTGTTTGTGTAATGTCAATCTGAGGTCGTAAGATTTCTCGTCTTAAATCGTTTATTAATTTTTCGTATTGATTCTTCTGTTCAATTATTAAAAGTCGAAGACGACGATTCTCTTGCTTTGAATTGTGTAAATCTTGATATTGATTCATATTTTTTTGTATTTCGCGTCTAAAATCATAGGCGTTGTGTAAATCCATTTTACTCTGTGGTGCAGTCTGTTCGTAGTGAAGCCCATCATAGACACTTGTATTGAAGATGGATGATACAGAACGCTGTGAAACGATTTGACGTACGTGCCTGAGCCTAGATAAGCATCTGTCATACCACCTTTTTGACTCTGTGTAGCGGCTTGTTCTAAGCCAATGAATGGCAAAGTCAAAAACAAATGACCGCGACTGCCTAGCGTTGTATACGTGTTGACATCTTCATTGATTGAGCCAAAGAATTGAAAGTGTCTATCGACTGAACAGATAAAACTATTCATACACTTTCTCGCATTGTGTTTGTAATTGCTTATCATTCCACAACCCTCGCCACCAATAAAGTCGCCACCTTGTGCAAACGCGATGCTTGTACAATTCGTTGACTTGAAGAAGTCAAGATACATCTGAAAATATCTATCTAGATTTTTTGCGTACCCGCTTGTCATATACTTGCCACCAATAAAGCGATAGCGAAATGAAGTGTAGTCGTCGTCGAGTTGTATGAAGTATTGTAGCGACAATTCTTTTGCGATGTAGAAACAAGCGTTTCTCGCGTGAATTATGACTTTGCGATTGTCAAAGTTGTTGCCTTCATCGATGCTGTCAGCCATTGCTTTCTTGTCGAAGACTTTGACCATATTGTCACCGTACTTGCGTAAGTATGTATCAAGTGTTTTGTCTTCATTGTCAACTATTAAATAGATAGCGCCTGTGTAGCCACACTTTTTGAGCGTCTGTAACGTCTTGACATTGTCAGGTCTACCGTGAGTCAAGATGAATACTGCAAAATTATTGCCCATATTCTTCTAGATATTGAGTTTTGATGTCGTCACAAAGTTTGATGTAGCCGTATTGAATTGCTTTTTCAAAGTCTATTATCACTAAAGCAGAGCGTTCCATCAAGTGTTGCATCTCTTTACTAGAGTGCGCGTAGTAGTCAGCAATTTTCTCATAGTTAAAAACAAGATGCCTCATCGTTGCATCAATCAAGAACGCTTTTTCATCTGCGTCTAGTGATGAAGATTCAATCTCTCTGATAAGTCTCTGAGTTTTTGACTTGTCACAAAGTTCTAAAATGTGAGGTTTTCTGTTTTTAGGTTCGTACACAGGTGCTTCAATTTTACTGGTGTACTTCTGTTCGTCTTGATTAGGTGCAAACTCAGCACCAAAAAGGTTAATTTGTTTCATATGCGTTCTTTGTATTCAGTTAGTTTGCCTTCAAATGTAGTAGGAATTGTGCAACATTCACCGTTGCGATTCTTTGCGATAATCAACTCCGCTTCTTCTACGTCAGGCTTCTCTGTGTCGTAGTAAGCAGGTCTAAAAGGAAACATCACAATATCTGCGTCTTGTTCTATCGCACCTGACTCTCTCAAGTCTGACAACATAGGTCGTTTGTCTTGTCTTTCTTCGCTCTTACGTGACAACTGCGCAAGTACGATGACCGTGATTTTCAATTCTTTTGCTAGTAGTTTCAAACCTCGTGAGATTTCTGCTATCTCTTGCTCACGATTTGCTTTTGTGCCTTTGATTAATTGTATGTAGTCGATGACAAGTAAGTCAAGACCTTTGCGAGACTTGTGCAACTTCGCCTTTGCTTTGATTTGTGCGATAGAAGTATCAACGTCATCGTCTATGTAAAACTCGATAGTTTGATTGTTTGCTGTGTTGATGACTTTGTCTATCTCGATTTGTTCTAGACGACCATTGCGTATCTTCCAATTCTCGATGTTGCCTATCAATGACAAGTATCGCTTTGCAAGTTGCTCGTTTGACATCTCAAGCGACAAGAAGAGTGCTTTGTGATTGTACTTTGCAAAGTCTTTTGTGAGCGTGAGAGCGATTGCAGTCTTGCCCATTCCGGGACGACCTGCTACGACAATCAAGTCGCCTTCGTTGTAACCACCAATGTACTTGTCTAGATAGCGCCATCCTGTTTGTTTGCCTGTGAGCGCACCACCTTTCAGACTATTCTCTACTATTTGGTCAACGACTTTGTTTGTGACTTTGACTATTGAGTCAGGCTCTTTGTGTGTCGAGAAAGTAGTCTCATCAAGAATCGACTGCAAGTCTTTTACCATCTCATCAAGTTCTTTTGATAGATTCAAATGTGACAATCTATCGACGAGCGTTCGTTTGATGTAGTTATATTCTAGAGTTTGAAGATGTGTTTTGATGTTTGTCAAACCACTTGCTTCTTGTTGTATCTTGATAATCTCAATAACTTCTTTTTTAGTAAAATGCTTTGACAGCGTCACCAAGTCAACAGGTTGATTGTCGTAGTACAAGTGTGTCATCGCATCGACGATACGACGTGAGAAGTCTTCTGTGAACCAATTCTTGTTGATTTGTGGTAAGTAATGTCTTGCGTCATTGTAGAACAACAAGTTTGATAGTATCATTTGTTCTAGATTCATAGTGTTGCAAGTTTATGTTGATTTGTTGATACTTTCAAATTGTTTTGTTTCCAAGTGCGAACTGCTGACTTCCAATCTTTCATTTTGTTTTTGCCTATCATCCAACCCTTTGATTCATAAAAGTCAAAGAACTTGTTTGATACGTCATTCATTCCTATTGAATCCATATATTGACTCAACTCGTATAGAGTTGGTTTGACAAAGCGTTTACTCTTTGTATTATTTACATCTTCATTTTCATTTTCATTTTCCATATGTTCTTCATATGATTTACATATGTTATTCATATCTTCTTTCTTCTTACGATTGTTTGCTCTTGATTCACTATACTTCTTTCTCTTCTCGAACTCGTCTCTCATACGCTTATTGTAGTAGCCTTCGTCTGATTTATCGAATTTCTCATAGATGTCTTCATCATATGAATCACATATCTTCAACATATCTTTCTCGCTTAGTACTCCTTTTTGATGTTGTATACAAAGTAGTCGTATGTATTTACCTACTTGTTCGTTTGACATCAACGTTGTACCTGTTAAAAAATCGCTCGTGTAAAATAACACTGCCGGGTCTTTGCTCATTTGTTTTGTATTAAAAAAGCCCTCAAGCGAGTACCGAAGTGCGAGTTCGATACTTGCCGAGGGCAAAGGCCTGTTGATAGTTGTCTCGCACACAACTTTCTTACCTTACAAAAATAGTGCTTTGTAACTTAATAGCAAATTATTCTTTGATTGAATATCTACCAAAGCCTTCTGTCTCATCGCACACGATGTCTAGTCCTTCTTTGTGACGTAGTACGTGAATCAATGCGGCTAGTCGAAACGAGCCATACAAGTTCAAAGCGTCGATTGGTGTGATAGACTTACCATTCATCAAATGTGTCTTCACTTTTTTGAGTTGTGATTCTTTTTTCATATTTTTTTTGTTATTGATTTTTCATATACATTCTCTCGAATTGTTCACTCTTGCTCGTCATATTTACCACAATAGAAACCTAAAGTAAAAGAGATGACGATAAAGCCTAGCCATATAGCAAATTGATATTGTGTCATATGATTCTAGTTTTAACAATTTCAACAATCTCAGTGAAGTTGTCACCGCGTACTTCGTAGTGATTGTACAATGAGATGGGCGCAAGTTCGTTCACTTGCAACTCCATTGAGTAACTTTCTTCAAGTTGATGTTGTATCTCTTCGAGAGTAGGTTCACTATCAAAGACACACAAAATGTCTTTGTCTTCGTTCACGAGAACATAGCCAATGCCATTCAATCTGTTTGCAAATTGTTGAGCGTAGACGTTCTTCTCAAAACGTGCAATGATTGACTGATTGTAGTAGACGCGATATTCGCTCACGTCGTTGATAGTTGCTTGTACGATTCTTGTATTCATTTTGCTTTTCCTTTATACATTTTGTAGAGTTGTTGACGTTGATGTTGAATCGCTTCGTTGAAGCCTTCAATGATTTCGTCTTTTTCAAATTGATACGGAGTCGCTTCTTCGATTACTCTCTTCGACTTCTTTGTCAAAACGCGACTCGCGTACATCATCGCAATGGTGATAGGAGTCAATACGATTGGGTATATAATGTCTAGTGCCATAGTAATAAATTAATAACGATAGATTGTGTTGTTAAAATTAGTTTTTTTATCATTCGATAATATGTAGCCATTTTCAATAGTATTGTATGTCTCAATGGGCATCCAAAATCCAAAGCAATCTAAAAAAGATGACACATAAACAAAAACCGCTTTGTCTGTCTTTGCAATAACACGACAACCGTGAGTTACTTCGCCATTTCCTGCAATTTTGAAAATAGGTTCTTGAGAAGACTGATACAGAGATTTGAAATTCACTGACATTTGTGGGGTGATGTTGATTTGGTTCATAGTTTGTTTCTTTTGATGTAGCAAATATACAACTAGCAAACATATACGCAAGTACTTCGCAATCTTTTTTTCTATTTATTTTGCTTTATGACAATTCTATGACACTTTGCAGTAAGTTACCTGCGTAGTACAACTTCTCGTCAATCAAGTCTTTTACGTCGTCAAGCGTGATATTTACTATGTGCGTACGATGTGAGTCAACGAATCTAGGGTCGTAAGAAACAAAGAACGCATTCTCACACGCTGTCGCTATCATACCCATTTGAACTTGCCAATAGTAGTCAGGATGTTGAGACTTTAAGTCTTCGTTTGTCTTGATTGAGAAGTTGCGAAGATGAATACCACTATTGAAAGGACACTTAAACTCAACGATGAAGTCATCGCCTAGAGCGTCAGGCGAATATCCACCAAAGTCACCGTATTCTACAAAGACGAATGTCTCACCTCCGTAGTATGTCGCTAGTGTGTTAAAAGGGTCAAACGCTTCATACGCTTGACGTTCGTGTTCTTTGCCCCATTCAAGAGCGCGACCATATATTTCAGGTCTTATGCCTGTCAATATCTCTGCGCCTTTTTCATAGACAAATGTCTTTGCAGTTTCACTCAAGTACTCCGATTTGTTTCTCGGAGTACCCATCAACTTGTGAATCTGTGAAGCGGTAAATCTAGAGCGTCGCAATTCTTGCCACTGCTCTTCACTTTGCGTAGTCGTAACCATTCTCAAACATTCATTTTGCAGTCGACAACAATTTGTAGTCTACTTCGTTCAAGTGATACTTGTTTGTAATGTCAGAGATTTTACCACCACGAGTGATGTGTTCTACTGCTTTTGCCCAATTAGCGTGTTTAGGCGTAAGCGTTTCTTTCTGTGGTGCGCGGCCCATTGCTTTCTCGCCATCGTCATCGTCGTCGATATTGAGTCCTAAGATTGCACCTAGAGCGTAACGTCGGGCGTACGTGATTGCAGAACCCATCGCTTGTGGGTCGTTCTGTTTTGCGACAGGCATCTTGTAAGACGCTTCAATCCATTCGCCACTCTCGCTGTGAATTAAGAGAGTAGTCAATGCGTCGTCGTCAGGTAATTGCGCAAACGCAAGACCGCAATCGCTCAAAGGTTTTTGAATAGTGTCTAAGATATTCGCGAGTGATGCGTACTTAGACTTGAAGAATGGGTTGTTTGCTTCTTTCGACACTTTGCCGATTGTTGCTTGAAACTTGCACAAAGCAAGTCCAATGTTCTTGATTGATTCACTTTTGTTCATATTAGTTTTCGATTTGTTCAATGATTTCTTTTGCTGTCTTGAATACTTTGACCGCTGTCGGGTGATACACGTCACCTTTTAAGTACTTACGAATAGTTGGAAGCGAGAGACCTGTTCTCTCGTGAATAGTCTTTTGAAGACCGTGATAGTGCTTGTGTTTTAACTCTTCTTGAATTTGTTCGATGTTTGTCATACTTCACAAAAGTACAACAATTCTTTCACTATGCAAACAAAATAGAAAAATTATTTGACGTCTATCGAGAAAATTCTATTTCCTAGTTTTGTAGCAAGTTCGTTTGAGATGCCGTCTAGAAGTTGTTGATTCCATACGTTGCGTATGAATTTTGTAGGTTTGATGCCTCGACGACCTATCGCGTTTGCGATTGCTTGTGCTTTGTTGCGACGTGCTTTGATAGGGTCTTCACCTTTTGACGCTCGTGTTTGTATACCTTTGTCGATGAGCCATTGTTCTATCGCTTGTACAGGTGGACGCTTACCACGTCGACGACCGCCATCGACGTACTCTGCGTAGTCTTCCATACCTAGACGCATAGTCAACGACGTAGGTGTTCTCGTCGTCTCTAGTGGTTTGATAGATTGACGCAACTTACCACTCGCGTTTGAATCGTATGTAAATTTGCCTCTTCGCTTAGGTTTGTCAAGTTGCTCTTGAAGTTGTAGCGTGACACCATTCCAAAAGTTAGCGATAATCTC